CACGACCTGAATTTACTATAGTTGGTAATGGTAGTGTTACAGTTGCGCAGAACTTTTTGAGCTCTTCTAAACCGGTGGCTTGGTCTATATAACCTTTGCCAGTTAACTCCTTATCAGGACCGCAATCAATGTCTAACCAAAAAGATTTAAAGTATGCGCTGTTCTTTTGTGTGCGACCATCTTCATCGTTTTCATATTTAGCGCAAGCAAAATAAACATCATATTTATCTACTAACAGCTTATCTATCTCCGCTTCTGCCTCAGCAACGGTTTTAATAAATACCTGTTTAGGGTGCCCCTCTTGTTTTAAACCGACGATGCAATACCACCCTTCTGGGGGAAGCACTGCATTTAATAAATCTGTCGTTGCCATATCACCTCAAAATCCGAAGAAAGGAAGGGCAGCAGGGGGGTCGGCATCCCCCTTTTCGTTCCGTCAAACTATCTGCCCCGGGGTAAACTACTTGATAAGCTTTTCGATTTGCTCAACCGCCATCTTATGTGGCATAGTTGCTCCGACAAACCAGTTGTAGATTGTCATGCGGGATACATCAAACATCTTCGCAATCTCTATAACGGTAATATCGTTAGCAATACAATGCTTACCTAACTTCACTCCAATATGCTTAGAGTTGGCAGCTTTGTTTGCTTTTACAAGACGATAGCTATAGCCTCTTAAACTCATGTTGGCTCTTTGCTCCAGTCACCCATGATTGCTTTAAGATCTTTTTTAACAGCAGGCTCGGCGGCTTTTTTCTCAGGGCGTTTCTTAGGCTCTTCTACTTCAACTGCCGGCGCTTCTTCTTTAATAAAAACAGGAGCTTTTAGCTTTGGTAGGTCGTCTTTCTTAGAAACAGAAAACTCAATAGCTTTCTTAGCAGCAGGAGATTGTCCTTGTTTAACAGAAACTTCCCATTGCTCTTTAGCCAAGAACTTCAAAGGTTTGAAGAACAACTTAGCTGTATCGCTATCAGGATCAAAACGTAACTCAGTATTTAAACTGTTTAAGTTGTAGCCTTGTGAACCAACATACTTAGCATACTGCTCAAACGGCATGTGGTTTAAATCACCTTTACCGAATATAGACTTAGAGGCTAACTGCAACTGATACACATCTCCGCCGACGTCATCTGCCAAAGCTACTGCAACACGACGGAAGTGACGACATGCACGACCACCACCTGCACCTGAGCCTTTGACGTTCTGAGGGCACTCGGCGCAGTTATGGTGTTGTGCTTCTTCTACTGAGGCATCGGGTGTGACACCATCATTAGACCAGCAATCAGGAGGTGTAGCATCTGCTTTAGGATTGTACGCACCAGCATAGAATGTACGGGATACGTCTTTAGCAGCATTAACAATAACTACGTTTAACGACTCGCTGTTGCTAGTTAGAATTTCTTCCCCGTTAACAACCATGCGGAATTTACCACCACGCAATGAGATACGCTTACTACCACCGTTGCCTACAAGAGCACGGGTCACGTCATCTAACTGTACGTCTTTGAGGTAGTCGGGTAAATCTTGATTAAACAGAGTGATTTCACTCATTTGCTTCTCCTTACTGTAATTGAATGTTCGCTATCCACGTTTAGCCCGAGTGGTAGCAAATCGGGGTTTTCTTCTAAGAACTGCTTAATGTTTGTTTGATGTATGCGCTTCTCAAGTAAATCGGGAAGATGGTGTTCAAACATAAATTGGTAAAACTTTTCCCAGTCATTAGTCCAATAACGACTTTTAACTGACCGCATTACCGTACCATGTGGGGTCTTGAGGCTTGTAGCCCCTGTAGTCTTGCATACTTCTAGCATCTGCTGCTCAAGCACGCTTAACTGCGATTCAAATTCGCTCTCAAGTCTGTCGGCTTCTCTTCTAGCCTCGTCACGAGCGTCACGAATCTTAATGTAAACTTCTACAATCTGATCGACTGTTATTTCATCCATGTTTTCCTTTCTTACAGATCTTATGTCTGTTAAGTAATAATACCACAACCATTTACTTTGTCAAGTGTTTATTTCAACTTCGTTTTTATATAGGTCTATCAGTCTATCATGAACACTAAGTTTGTTCCTTAGCATGTTATATAGCCTAGCCTCTACGGGAGAACCCTTAATATGAACCACAGTCATAGCGTTCTTTTGCCCTTGTCTATCAATACGAGCATTGGCTTGCAAATAAGTTTCAATTGATGTAACGGGGGCATACCATATTATGGTATCTGCAGCGGTCAAAGTTACGCCATGCGCTGCTGCTTGTGGTTGAATTAAAAGAACTTTTGGGTACGGTGTTTCTTGAAAACGTTTAAAAATATCAGTACGCTTATTGACGGGAACGGCTCCATTTATGACATCGCAGGTAATACCTGTCCCTCTCAAATGCTCTTTGAGTAGTTCTATTGTATGAGTAAACGGTATAAATACAAGGACTTTTTGGCTAGACTCGTTAATGACTTCCTCAACAACACGAAGGCGATTAGACACATCAAACTCAATAACAGCACCGGTGTCAGAATAGACAGCCCCACCAGAAATTTGCAATAATTTATTAATGTTAACGGCAGCGTTGACGGTACTGATCTCCTCCCCCGCAGCCACCATAAGCATTTCTTTTTTGAGTAGTTTATAAAACTTATCTTGTTGGGGTGTGAGTGGGGCATCTCTAAATACATGTGTAACCTCCGGTAAATCTAAGCATTCTTTTTTAGTAAACCGTATAGCTGGCTGAAGAGCTTTAAACACTACTTGACTTGCGGTAGGTTTTGGCATCCATTTAAACTTACTAATACTTAGCATAGTTTGGTCTCTAAAGGATCCAAAGAACTTAGGCACATTCTGAGGTACGCATAACTTAGCTAAGCCATAAGCATCAGTTGGGTTTTGTGCGGCTGGCGTTCCTGTCATTAACCATAACCAAGTATCCTTAGTTATTATTGAGTTTAATGTTTTCCAGCGTTGAGTAGTAACGGTCTTGTATGCGTTAGCTTCGTCGATAATAATTAAATCAAACCCGCCATTTTTAATGTCGTCGGCGACAATCTCAACACCATCATAATTAATAATAACAAAATCGGCATCGCTAGCTATTATGGCTTTGCGTTTTATGCGCTCTCCGTAGGCTATGGCTACTTTGCGGTGTACGGCAAACTTAAATAAATCTGCTTGCCATGCTGACTGCATAATAGACAACGGACAAATAACTAAAACCCTATTAATAACTTCCTGTTCTAATAAGCAGTCTGCTGCCCATATAGCTGATGCAGTCTTGCCTGTACCCTGCTCATTAAAACAAAAGGCTCTTTGGTTAGTTGCTAGAAATATTGCCGTTTCTCTTTGGTGTTGCATTGGCTGGTGAGCACCCGGCCAAGAATACGTGTTAGGCTTTTCCATTCTTTGGCTTGTTTCGCTTAACTGTATGGTTTGAGTTTCGGCTAAAGGAACGGTTTGAACTTGGGGACTTGAGTTTGAGATTACTTGCGGCGTTCGTTCCGCCTTTCGAAAGAGGGATAACATGGTCAATATCCTTGCCCTTCCTGTCTATGCCCTTCTTGTCCATCGCATATCGAGCCTTCTCCCGTTCGTTGCGAGCTGGCTGTTCCCCCCGAGCTTTCTGCTGTTGGTATTCTTTCTTGTACGGACGTGGTTTGTTCACATAAGGCATAACGGTCTTCCTCTTTATGGAAAATGTAGAGACTTCCATCTCCTAACAACACGTATTTTGGCACATTTTCGGGATTTTTACCATACATCTCTTCAATAACGGCATCTAAATCCACTTCCACCATACCTGCAAATGGAATTGGTTCTAAAGACATGGGGGTGGCTCCTTTGGTTTGCCGGGGACTTGGTCGTATATAGGGTTATCCCAAAACCTACTCATATTAGATATACCAAGAATATCTGGCTCGTCTGGAATAATCCCTACTGGTTTGTCTTTTTTATGGGAGCTTCTCCAAACAACAAATATAGTCTCAGGGTGCTCGCACTTTTTTTCTTTTAGCATTTGCACTTTGTATTCACGGGTGCAATCTAAGCAATAGTTTAAAGGATCATGTGGTTGATTAGCTCTATACGATTGCCACATGTACTCCTTGTGGTGTTCTTTACCTTCAAAGCAAGGCGGATACCAGTCAGGGTTGTGAGGTTTTATTTCATTCATCTTGTTTCTCCAATCTATATATTTCACGGTTGATATACCACACCGCTTTCTTTAAATCTTCAACATGCTTGCCCTTTAACCCAGCACGCCAAATATACTTAATAGCGTTGCCAAGATTAAAGTTCATATGCTCGGTAATTTGGATGCACTCTATACCCGATGGGTGGTCGGTGTAATGAACTGGGTGATTAACTGGGTCTATCATTTTTTAACCACCAAGTCGTCAAAAGTAAGTCCTTTTTCTTTAAGAATGGCTTTAACTTTTTTCATTGCTCTCTTTTCAGTTTGGGATATACCTTCTCGTTTAATCTTTAATTCATTAGCTATTTCTTCATAAGTCATGTCAAAAAGATCGTGGTCTACTGCTTCGGGTATAACCTCGTTTACGTATTTTTTCTTACGCACTTTTCTTCCTTCTTGGTTTAGCTGCAACAATACCAACTTCTTGCTCGGGTTCTTTATTACGGGCTTCAAGCATAGCGTCTGCCAGTTCATAAGACCTTCTGGCAATACAGTCTTCGGGCATAAGTTCGGGGTGTAGGCCTCCCCTAGCTATAATTCCATTCATAGCAAACATCGCACATACATCTCTAAAATCTTCTTCGTTCATCTGTAACTTCCTTTCCCGTTATGTTCACAAGTTAATACCTTGCAGAAGTTCTTGCATGTAAAGTTAGGCTTTGGGTTCCAAACTCCTGTCTTATGGGCTGACTCGAGGCGGTCGGTTTCTTCTATCCAACGCACCCAAAATAGCGGAGCGTCTTCTGCGGAATATTTAGCCTTAACAAAATCATCACATACAACAAATGCTAGTCCTGCTTTTACTTTCTGCACCTTAGGAAAGTGTCTAAATATTGCCAACGCCATAAGCTCTAACTGTTTAGTGTCGGCGTATTTACTTGATTTGCCTGTCTTATAGTCAACCACATGGGCAGACTCTTCATCAATAATTAACAAGTCTGCTACGCCCCTAAACCAAACATCTTTATCAAAGAACCCACATGCTTCTAATTCTTTGGTCAACCCCATTTTGTATTCAACTAACTTTTCACCTTCTATGTTCTCTAATATCTTAAGAACTGGCTCAATAAATTTATACTTAGCGGGGATTGGTACGCCTTGCCCAATGTAATCTTCAGCAGCTTTATGCACTTCCTTACCAAACATAATAGCTTCTGTCTCAGGCTCTTGTATATCCTTGATTACCCTTATATGGTAATATTTTCTAGGGCATTGTTGGAATAATCCAAGCGAGGAGTACGACCAAGTTACAGGTTTCATTGGGCTTTTTCTTTAGCTACTAAACACAACAATCGGGCTTCAACCAATGCAGACTCAGCATGTAATTGGGCTTCTTTAAAATCTCTCTTTAACATACTATCTTCAAAGTCTTTTAAGTTCTTGCGTATATCTAATAAAAACTCAGCGTAGTCTATTAGTGTTCCCATTCATCGTCATCCAAGTCAGCGTGTTCAAGTATTGTTTTCTTAGCTCGTTCTAGCAACCACACCATAAGAGCAGAGTCCCCTGTGCTAGATACTAATCGTTCTGCACCCATCTTTGTGTAGCCAATAACAACTACGCACTCGTACTCACCAATATTGTTTTTTAATACGGTGTCGGCGTTTATGTCTTCAGTTGTACTGCCTGTAAAAGGTAGAATTTTACCAGTCATTTTTTACTCGCTTTCTTTTTCGCCACAGGCTTGGTTTTGGTAGCCTCAGGTCTAACTTTGTATTCATCAACTGCTGCGGTAAGCATAGCAACAATTCCCCATTGGATAAGGGTTTCGAGTCCTTGCTTACTAAACGTAACTTGAGCGTCGGCTGAGCCATCTTTGTTTTCTTTAATAATTTTTATGCTAATACCACAAGAGCCCACATCTTTAGTAGTTATCTTTTTTGGTTTCATTGATATTTTGGTGCCTTTTTACAAATATCTTGAACGTCTTTAGGGTCTGATTCAGTTACTTCATGGCATACATAAACTTTAGATTCAGTCCGCCCATAAAATGCCCCTATATACATAATAAAACACACCAAAAAAAGCGTAAAAATAGCCTCATGTATTTTCATTGGCAGACCCAATTGCATCGTATACTTGTTTAGTTGCTTTTAAGACGTACTCAATATCGTTAGGGGTTAATTGCCCCATCAATTGCATTATCCTCATAACTGCAACGTCGTTATTTAAAGACCTTGGTTCTACTAAAGTTTCAATCATTAACATTCTCCATAAGATTTACCAACACCTATTTCACAAGCAAGGGGAAGAGTTAACGCCCAGCTTGGCCGCCACTTCATACACTCTTCTATATAAGCTAGAGCCTCGTCTTTCTCTTCTTCCTTAACTACTGCCATGACCGCATCATGCACAGTCAAAGCAACCTTGTACTTCTCACTAATCTTTAGCATCTGCTCACCAATCACGCAACGAGCCAACGCTTGACACACATTCTCTACAACTTTCCCACCATAAATCTTAATACGACCACGCCTACTTTTATATGTGTAGCCCTCGTCATCTTCTTGCAAGTCTAGGTAGTTTAAATGAAGTCCTGATGGTAGTAAAAAACCTGATTTCGTAACCGACAGAGCTTGCGGCTGATGCCCAACCTTCGTAGTCTTACCTTGTCTAAGGGCGTCAAGGGCACTATTAGCTTCCTTCCATAGTTTAGGGATATGGGGGTAAGTTTGCCTATACACGCTAATGATTCTAGATGCCTCCTCATCCGCAATTTCAATACCAAAAGTTTTGAGTTGAATACCGAATTTTGCGTGACCCATGCCATAACCCGCCCCGAGGATGGTCGTCTTACCCACGAACCTTTCGCTCGCTTCAATTTCTTTTTCAACCTTGTTGTAGATAGCTGAAGCCATGATTTTGTAGACATCTTCTTTCCTTTCGAAGGCTGACACGAGGTCGTTCTGCCCTGACAACCACGCCACTATCCTAGCCTCAATCTGAGAGGAGTCGGCGTCGATTAAAACATGTCCTTTGGGCGCAATAATAGAATCTTTTAAAAGTGACTTGCGAGGTAGGTTTTGTAGATTGAGTTTGTCATCGCCTCCCCAACGACCAGTATGAGCAGCATAATAACGAAGAGGAACCGGCATCTTGCCCCGTAAGGATATGTTAATGAATCTTTGGGTTCGGGTTTCTTCGAGGGTCGACTTAATCCCCAATCTAGCGGCAACGATAGTTTGAACTCTAAGGTCAGGGTGTTGAGATAGTTCTTTAAATTCTTCATCGTTCTTAGCAAAGGCAAAGGTTACTTTTCCTGTTCTTGGGCTTTCTTTCATCGGTGGTTCTACGCCCATACTTATAAGCAATTCTGCTAGCTTGGGGTTTGACATGAGGGTTTCTTTATTAGCTATGCACTGCTCTAGCAACCGTTCTTTCTTAGCTTGAACTTGCATGAGGTGTTGTTCTAACAGGGGGGTATCTAAACGCAAAACAGGCTCAGAGAACATCTTAGTTGTGAGGCTAATCAGTTGTAGTTCCGACTTAGAGAAGCGTTGCACTAGAACCATAAATAGCTTATAGGTTAGCTCCACATCGTTCTTACAGTATCCACCATACGCATTGAGTTCGATAGCAGAAAAATCTGCCCGTCTTTTACCAAGTGCGTTAAGGACTTCCGTCCCTTTTGCTCCAAGACCGTATCGCTCCACGAGTTTAGCAAGACTGTTTCCCACGTCGAGACCATCTGTTGCACGAGCCATTGCAAGCGTGTCAAGCCAAGCCATCGGTTTAATACCAAACCGCCAAGTAAGAATAGCCCCGTCAAACACAGCGTTATGGGCAAGAGCAAAAGAATTACCCCAATCAAATCCATTAAGGAATTTAAGAGTCTCGTCGTGCGTTCCACTAAACCATACTGCGTCATTGTCGTTTTCCTTTACTGATACGCCTATGACTTCAAACAAATCCGAACGGACGTATTCTTCTGTCGTAGATTTAGTAAGACTAAAGTCCCTACTGTAATAGGTTTCAAAGTCTATCGTTAATATGTTCATACTGTTTGTGTTACTCCGGCAATAGGAGTTTGCCCTAAAGATATGTTAGGTATTGAAGGCGCTTTCTTTCTAACGGCTTTTTGTAATTGTTGCAATGCCGAACCTTGTTTTGAATCAACAAGCTCTTCCAATACTTTCTCGGTAAATGCTTGCTGTAAAAGACTATCCATTCCTTTTCTTAGAGCCACATGATCGTCTAGGTGTAGGTGTGGCGAATAAGCAGCAATAAGGCTTCCCCACTTCGAAGAGCCGTTATTTGGTATAAACTCCTCAGGGTGAGTTTGCATCCGTTCAAGCAATATTTTTACGCCGTCATTCATATTTTTCCTTTTGGGGCTAAAGTAGCGTTGTAGGTAACTGGTGGTTCAGCATCGCCCATCGTCGTCGAGTGGGTCAAAATAAGATTCAAAGAAAGAAATGTTTTCTTCGTTCGCAACAAACGCATGACCGCCCGCAGTCATTATGTTTTTTAGTTCTCGTTGTTGTAATGCCGTAGGTTTATTGTCGCCAGCCTTACATTCGATAGCAACGAACTGCCCACGAAAGCACGCTATAATATCGGGTACGCCTGAGCGACCATAGCCATGCGTAGCGGGGAAGAAGTAATAGACACCGTGCTTCTTTAGTATCTTAACTATCTTGTCTTTAACTTTTGATTCGGGTGTAGTCATTGACAAAGTATAACACAACCAATGTCAAACGCAACAAATATTTATTAGGGCAAACCCGAGGGCGGACATTCTTAGGTAGAGCTAAGTTTGTCCAATAAAAAAGCCACCCGAAGGTGGCTTAGTAATGCTTGATTAGGATGAATATGAACACATATTCCTAGGTAGGCAGATTACGCCCTAGTGCGTTTGAAAGTCTACTGCAACCTAATTACATCTGCTATATAACTTTGGCTTGACTCACGAAAGGAACATTGCATGAACAATGTTAATTCTATTATACTCGATTACTGAACGACATAGCAATACTCGGCGTCGAACTTACACCCAATAGTTTGCACTGATTCGCCAGCCTCTAAGATTTTAAACATAGCGTACTTCTGTTGTATGTTATCAGGTAGTTCAGAGTACGACCCATACTTTCTCACGCTCTCTGTTGCGAAGTCATACACTACTAGCCCGCCCATAGTATTTGTCTTGATGCCATAACCTAGCTTAGCTTTCAA